ATGCTCGGCACGATTCTGTTGATCCTTCTCATACTGCTTCTGATCGGCGCGTTGCCGTCCTGGCGCTACAGCAGCGGCTGGGGCTACTACCCGAGCGGGGGCATCGGCCTGATCCTGCTCGTGGTGGTGATCCTGCTCCTGGCCGGACGTCTCTGAGCGCGTGTCCCCGAAGGCGGGGGTACGCAATCATACCAAGGAAGAATGCCCGGGCCGGCATTGGCTGGCAGTGCTAAGCTCGCCCTGTGAGAGGGGAAGGGCAAGCCATGGAGAGCTGTCAAGCACCGCTTACTTCCAACGAGGAAACCACGCTGCGCAAGATCGTTGCCGGCGATTCGACTGTGAAGCGGCTTCGTGACACCGACATCATGCGCCTGGTGGCGATGGGGCTCATCGAGATGACCGTCACCGACGCCGGCCTGGAATGTTATCGCGGTCTCTCGCAGCCGGCCGCGATCCCGCCCGCGCGCAAGCGGCGCGCGAGGCCGCACGCGACGCCGTTCTTCGGCTTCACGGAACTCGCAGGCCCGGACGGTCACTGACGACCGGACGCCCAACAGCAGCGGGTGGCGGCAGCAGATACCGACATGCCCCCGCCCCGGAATGGATGGGGGGATAGCCGACGCCTGTGACGACGAACGGCTCGGGGCGGGGGCCCGGCTGATACGCACCGGTCCATACAGAATGAGCGACGACGCCTGAGGTTGCGCGCCTCTGAGGCTGCGATCTGCAGCCGCCGAGCTCGGGGACGTCCGCGAGCAGCGCGTTCGCCGCTGCCGGAACGTGGCAAGGATCGGCCGAGCCGGCATCTGGCCCTCGAAATCGAAGCGGGTGGCGAGCAGGTGGAGAGCGCGCAACGCGGTCAGGTCGGCGTTGGCAATCCCAAGCTCGGCGACCATCGTCTCACGCTCATCGGCGCGCAGGCAGCCGGGCGGACCTTGGACGAGCGCGGGATATCTGATCTCGACCGGCGCCGGAATGATTGCCTTCTTCAGCCGCGCCTGCGTCTCGACACGGACGCCCTCGCTGCTGCCGATCCCGCGCATCGTCGGAGCGGGGTAATGCAAACTGACGCACTACCGGCGAACGCCTCACCTTGACAACAACAACCCCCGAAGGGTATCTGCCGAATCTTGGACAACCCAAGAGAGCAGCACATAGCTGCGGGCCTGGGGCGGGGGCGGCTTCATGGGTGAGGGGAGCGATCTAAAAGAGCAGGTGCAAGTGAGCGCGTTTCGGACAAGGGCTGAGGCGTTGCGACGTAGGGCAACCTACATTCTCGGTATTGTCGGGGCGCTGCTTGTGGGGGCAGCAGTTGTCTTTGTAGTGGCGCCCTTCATCACGCTGACAGACTTATATCCTCAAGATGTGACCGCGACGACTTCGGAGCTCACTAAGAACATTCAGGAAATCGACTCGGGGTTAAAACAGTACCAGTACCGGCTAAGAACGTACGATCGGGAAAGAGTGGCGGTGCTACAGCGCTTCGACGAAGCGCTCCAGCTGAGCCAATTCCCATCGGATTGCAAGATTCCCGTTCTGACGATCCGTATGGGGATAAAAGCCGATCCAGGACTCTTAATGACGCTGTCGATCAATTAATGAGTCGATCTGAGCTCGCTTGCTTCGTAATCGAACTGAAGGATCTCACTGACCCGGGCGGCGAGCAGACGGCAAGAGTCAGTCGATACAATGTTGACAGGCGCTCTCTTCAATTCAGGGGCGTTAGCCAACTTCAGGAGGCGATAAGGCTGAGTGCCCGCATCGAACCCTCCCCAGCTGATTCCAGATGGTACGACACTGCCAGGCTAAAGACGTTTAAGATTATTGAAGAAAAGCTAACCGCGACAAAGTACGATCGCATCATCGCCTTTCTTGGCGATGCCGGACACGCCAGAAACAATGGGACTGAGACCAAGACCGCTGAGATACCGCTGGCGCAAATTGTACAAACTAACGTTACCAGGTTTGGCACGATCATCTTGATCGTGTTCCTTGTGAGCATTCTTACTCCACTGTATCGCTACAATTTGCGTCTGGCGACTTTCTATGACGCGAGAGCGGATGTGTTGGAGCTATCCTCGCAGCAGGTCCGAGATGTGAGTTTCTCAGACTTGGCCCAGACATTTACGCCGGCCTTTGACTTCGGAAAACCACCTGCTACGCCTATGGATCAGGCAATCGATTTGGCGCGCCAGATCCTGAAGGCCAATGAGGCAAAGAAAACCATAGCTGAGTAGATAGGCGTTCGGGCCCCCCCCCCCGTGACTGTCGCGCCGCAAGGTTCGCGAGCGCTTGCACCGCCAGCATTGTCCTAGCCCACTTGCTCCACCAACAGCGTTCCAGCCGGCAGCGGTTTCAATATGGATTTTGCCGGCACCGATGGATCGAGCCAGTCGGCCCACTGCGAGCGGTCGAGGACCGCGACTTGGCGGTCATGGTATGGCGCGATGTCCGGGCCGGGTGCCATCGTGAGCATGGTGAAGGCCTCGCCCACGTCGGCGTGCTTGCGCCAGATGCCGGCGATGCAAAACCAGGGCTCACCCCGCTTCGTGAACAGCCACTTGTCCTTGCGCTTCTTCTTCTTGTCCTGCGGATCGGTGAACTCATAGAAGCCATCGGCGATGATCAGGCAGCGGCCGGCCGCGAACTCGCGCCCCTCCGAACGGAAGTTGTAGACGGGCCGGCCACCCGGTCCCGGCCAGCTCCACCGTCGCTGCACGAGTTCGCCGGCTTCGCGATCGCCCTCGACCGTGCGAACGATCGGCGCCATGTCGGTGATCTTGATGTCGCTGCGCGCCTGTATGTTCGGCGTGCCCTCGGAGAAGCGGATTCGGATCTTCAACTGACTGAAATCGTCGGCGAGCGTCCCGGCGCCGACGTGAAGGCGATAGTCGTTGCACATGTGTCTCCGCCTCTTGCGTTCTCTGGAAGTGCCCATTACCTCCGGCTGCATGGAGGCAACGCCGTTCGATCCGGATGCGCCGCTCGACGCGCGCCGCGCCATCATACGGCGCATTGGCGACGAGGTTGAGCTGATCGATTTCCGATGGGGCCTGAGGCCGATTGAGCCCGGAGCCCGGTCGGCTCGGCTGGTGCGGGCGGATGGACGAAGGTTCCCCGATCATCGCTGCCTGGTGCCGGCATCGGAATTCCGCTTTACCTATCGAAAGCGGCCTCTCAAGGCATCTCTGATGAGCGAGGACTATTTCTACCTCGCCGGTATTTGGCGCCCAGCGACGGCGGACTGGCCGGAGGCCTATGCGATCCTCACCACCGCCGCGAACGATGATGTGGCTCCCTACCAGGATCGACAGATGGCCGTCGTGCTGCGCCAGCACCGCATGGAATGGTTGGACCTCGCGCGGCCCGAGGAGGAGGTGCTCAGCCCGCTGCCGAGGGGCACGTTTCGGATTGAGCCGGTGCGCCCGACACGGTCGCGGCGGAGCAATCTTTCCAGCCATCTGACGGAATGAGGCGTGGGAAGCGGTTCATCGATCGTCACTCGGCCAACGCAGCGAGCGCGCGTGGTCTGCCGCGCGCCGTGTCCACGTGCGCTGCTGGCCGATGGTCGGCAGCCCTATGCCGCCGCAGATCCGGCCATTGGCGTCAACTGCCTGACAGCGAAAGCGCCGTCCGGCGATCCGTCGGTCTCGGATTGCGGGAGCCATCGCATCGACAACGGATCTGCGGCCGCACTTCTGACAAGCCACTGCGATCTCGAGGCCGAGGCCTTCGAGGTCGCGGAACGTTGCGTTGGGCGGCATCAAGGGCGCCATGATCCAACATAGGCAGCAAAGGACCGCTTTTCAGGGAGCATCCAGCGGAGGTGCGTCCGAAGCCTGAATCAGGCTCACGTGCAGGACGGGCACATCCCTGCGAAGCCTCGCGAAGCCTGTGCCGGGGCAGGGCGGCCTGCCGTTCGGGCCGACTGCAATGCAGGCGAGACGCGCCGACTGGATGGTGCGGTGACGGAGCGATTCACTATTGCAATCAGGGTACCACGTGGCGCCGCAGACATTGCACTCCGCTTCGAGGATGATCCCGAGGCCGGCCGCCGCACAGTCCGCGAAGGTCATGTAATCCGCGCGGGGTGGAAAGGGCGCCCCTGACACGTCGTTGATTTCGCATCCAGCTCCTCCTGAGGTCGCGGCCCGATCAAGAGGTAAGTTCTCATTTTGTTCTCATCGACGCAAGCTCAATTCAGTCGGCCGACAGGGGCGAGCGGGCCGTACGGCAACAACTGTTCGGCTGGCGCGGGATGGTCGATGGACGCTTGCACTACGCCGGACGCACGGGCCGCCACCGCGCGAGACGCGGAACGGATCGCCGCTCGAGCTCCGTCGCGTGCACTGGGTGCGGCCCGAAATCGTCGTGGAGGTGACTTACCTGATTTGGACCGCGCCTGATTTGGACCGCGCCTGATTTGGACCGCGCCTGATTTGGACCGCGCCTGATTTGGACCGCGGATGGATTGCTGCATCAGGTCTCGTACGAGGGGCAGCGGTTGGACACGCCCGCGAGAGAAGTAGTGAGGCAATGACCGCCACGCTTCTCGCCGCGGCGCGCCCGGTCTCCGCGCGCAAAACCCTACCTCAGGCTGCCGCACAGATCGAGCGGCACGCCCTTGAGCGATGCTGCATTCAAGCAGTCCGTCCTGGTCTGGTATTTGGACGCGTCGAAGGTGTTGGAGCCCGCCTGCTGAGCTTGACTTGATCGGTACAAGTCAGCAGTCGCGCCGCCGCTTGGCCTCGTCTTGTCCGAACCCGCATTGCCGCCGCCCGGCATGCCGATCGTCTGGGCATGGATGGAGGCGGACGCCAGCAGTCCTGCCCCCAGAGCAGTTGTAAGAGTACGCATCAACATGGGGAGCCTCCTTTCTTTTCTTGGCTCGATCGTCTCCGTAGAGAACGCGTGTCAAAGCAGCCGGTGGCGAGCGCAACCTTCGGAGCACCTCGTCATTGCGATGTGAGCCGGTCCTAAGCCACCGGCACCCCGCCCCGACTGCGCGGCCAGTCCGCGCTGGCCGGGTCCTTGCAGGCCCACGGGGCGGGGTAACTGGCGTCGAATGCAGGCGTAGAAAAGGGCCGCCTGGTTGGTGCAGGCGGCCCTTGTTTGTCACCTATCAGCGCCAATAGGGATTGTTCGGCGCGGCGTCCCACCGATTGGGAACGCCGTCGCGGTCGCGGTCGCGGGCGTAGCGATTGTCGTACCGGTCGTATCGGTTCGGCACGCCGTCGCGGTCCCGATCGCCCCAGGCACCGCGATTGTTGTTCCGTGGATCGGCCCAGTTGGGGACGCCGTCGCGATCCCGGTCACCCCACGCACCGTTTCGAGGCGGGTAAGCCGGAGGCGGCGGGGCCGTGCCGATATAGACGCCTGCCTGTGCCTGCGCAGGCGTGGAAATGGTCAGGGGCGCCGCGACGACGCCCGCGGCGGCGACAAGTAAGGCAAGGAGAGCGGGCCTCATCATGTGATCCTCCGTTGCTGTTTGCCTGCCAAGACAACGCTCCGGCGGATCGGAGGTTGGAGCGCATTCGCCGCAGCGAGTGACGGAACCGCCTGCCGTCAAAGCCGTTTCCGGCGCCGCTTTGCGCGCGCTCGGGAGTCGCGCCCGCTCATGGCGAAGGCCAGGCGGGCAGCGGTGGATAGGGCGGGTAGCCGTCGGTCTCGACGGGCCTGGGCGGCACCGGCCACTGCTCCGACTCGATCGGTGCGAAGTTGAAGAAGCCGGCGTGCTTCAGTTCTGGCGACCAGCCGACCTTGGCCTGCCGATTGTCGGCGTCCTCGCTCATGCTCATGCTGCCTCCGTAAACTGGGCGTTTGATGTCGGAGCGAGCACCAGCTCGCCTTTCGGTCGGCGGTCTGCGGCCATTGCATCGGACGCCGGAAGGTGTCGCCATAACCTGCCGAGCTTGATTTTGCTGACTGTTGCTGGAGTGATGCCGAAGTAATTGCCGATCTCGTTCTGTGAGCCGGTTGCGACTCTGATTGCCAGGACCATCTCAGCCGTCAGCTTCGCGTTGACGTTGCGCTCGCCAGCAGGAGGCCTGCGACGGCCCTTGGCATACATGTCGCGCATGTTGTCGCGATGAGAGCCGGCGTGAAGGTGGGCCGGGTTGACACACGGTGGGTTATCACACCGGTGCAGAATGTGGCCGCCCTCCGGGATTGGCCCCTTTGCCGCCTCGAAAGACAGGCGGTGAGCTCGCTGCCAGCGGCCTTGCCAACGCACCCCTCCATAGCCGTGCTCGTTCAAGAAGCCCTTCCACAGCCAGCACCCATCCGGCCCCGCGGATTTGTCGGTGTAGTGATCGAGCCGCTCCTGCAGCGCCGCCTCCGGCCGCACGCGGGGCCGCGAGCGGCGGCTCATGCTGCTCTCCGCAGCGCGTCGATCTCCGCGCGGGCGGCGAGGTAATCGCGCATCTGCTCGAGGAAGCCGGCCCATAGATAGCGCCGTCGTTCGAACCATCGCCGCCGGCGCGCGGCATCCCAGAGGTGCCAGCGCGTCGCCGCCCACGGCCCGTGCTTGTCGCTTTCGTGCGCCTGCAGGTGCGAGAGCCAGCTCAGCGCGGCCTGGGCGTGCGTCTCGTGCGTGAGAAGGAAGGGCCGTTCGTGACCGCCATAACCGTCGTTGCGATCGTGCAGACCGGCGAGGCCGAGCTCGTGGACGATGCGCCAGAAGTCGTTGCGGGCGTGCTCGACCTCGGCCTGGCAGGCCGCCGCCGCCCACGCCCGCCAGGTGCCGCCGTTCGGCTCAGGCGGCGGCAGCGGCCGCCGCTTGCCGCGGATCAGGTCGGAAGGGGAAGTCTTGGGATGGTGAGGACGGGTGAGGGTATCGCGCAACGGTTGCTCCCTTGGTATGGGAGCAAAATTGCGACATAAGCAAATTTGCGAAACGCAAATTTTGCGATTTTTAGGCGCGATTCATCTTGCCAACTATTTTCCAGACCTTCGACCATTTGCGCCGGTCGAGATCGAACTCCTTCCTGGGATTGAACTGCTCGACGCGCCATTTGTCGTGCGAGGCGCGCACCAGCCGCTTGACCAGGCCGAGAAAGCTCGTCGCGTCGACCTGCTTGACGAACAGGCAGTCGTCGCCGCTCTTCGGCGGCAAGTGGGGGTGGATCCAGAGCTGGTCGCCTTCGTCGTACGCCGGGCTCATCGATTCGCCCCGCAGATACACCGCAAAAGCGTCGAACACCTGCAGCTCGCGCGGTCGCGGGATCCAGTCGATCGGCGATGTATTGATGATCATGGCGCCCTCGTCGCCGCCCTGCGCGGCCGCCCACAGCGGCATGTCCTTGCGCCGGAAATCGACCGGCATCGCAGGCTGTGCCGGGCTGGCGGTCGTCGAGGGCGCGGCGCCCCAGGGCGGCGCCTGCGCCGCCTCCGCCTTGGGCGTCCGGCTCAGCCAGTGCTCGATCCTGGCGATTTCCTCGTCCCTGAGCTTGCGCGGCGAGTTGAGCATCCGGCTCACGATGCTGGGGTTGACGCCCAGGTACTCGGCGAGCGCCGACTGCGCGCCGTGGCCGCGCTCCTCCAGCTCCTTCTTCAGGGTTCGCTTGTCCATGCCGCTCTCATAGCACAATTTGCCGTTTCGGCAAAATTGCCAATTTTGCAATTTTGCTCTTGAAGGAACAAAAGGCGTACGGCAACTCTTGGCCCATGCATCTGCCCAAGGATTTGGCGGTCCGCGCCACCATCAACGAACTGGGTCTCACGACGGTCGCGCGGAAGATGGACCTGCCGACCTCGACGATCTTCCGCTGGAAGAGCGAGGACCGCATTCCGGGGAGGGGCCCGGCCCATCAGTGGCGCGTCGCCCAGTTCGAGGCCGCCGTGGCAGCGCTGCGTGCAGAACACCAGCAGGAGGGGAACCGATGAGCCACGTGGGACGAGAGGGGGGCCGAGAGGGGGGCCGAGAGGGGGGCCGAGAAGGCGTCGTCGATTATGGCTACCGCGAGATGGCAGTGCGCCGCGAACGCCTGCTCGCCGCCGCCTCGCCGGCGGTGCGCGCCAGGATCCTGGGGCAGACGCCGGCGCTCTACGGCGACTGGGCCGCGCACCGGATCAGCGTCGATCTCCGCACCGGCCAGCGCGTGATCGAGCGCAACGTGGGCTCGGCCCAGCTCGAGAAACTGCAGCGCGAGATGCGCGCGCTGAAGCGCCAGTGCGAGCATGTGCGGGCCGAGCTTGGCGCGTTGCGCGAGGAATATCGGCGGGCGCTCGAGGGCGGCCCGCCGCGCGGGATCCTCGACGTGGCGGAGTGCTTCGTCAGCCAGCTCGCCGGGCTGGGCTACTGCATCGACGATCACCCGGTGACGCTCGCCGATCTCCAGAGCGAGCGGCGATCCCTCGAATTCGCGTTCCCGCGCATCGTCGCGATGTGGCTCTGCCTGTCGCTCGCCAAGGGCGCATCGCTGCCCAAGGTGGGCCGCTTCTTCGAGCGCGATCGCACGTCGGTCAGCTACGCCAAGCGGCAGATCGGGCGTGTGCTGGCGGAGATGCCCGTGCTGCGGACCGCCGCGCGGGAGACGTGCGCTGAGCTCGGGATCGAGCCTCCCCGCGCGCTCCAGAACGAGGCGTGAGGCGACGATGGCACGCATCGCCGCCGCCCCCGATACCTGGATGCCGCTCTGGATCGGCGCTTACCTCGCCAACACGCTGCATCTCAATCGGGCCCAGCACGGCAGCTACATGTCGCTGATCATGGCGTGCTGGAAGGCCGGCGGACGTCTGCCGGCAAACGACGCGACGCTGGCAACGATCGCGAAGTGCTCCGACAGGGAATGGAAGGCGGAGCGGGCGACCTTTGCCGCCTTCTTCGACGTCGACCCGGAATGGTGGACGCATCCGCGCGTCATGACCGAGCTCGCGAAGGCTGCCGCCTTCATGGAAAGGCAAAGCCAGAACGGCGCCAAAGGCGGTCGTCCGCGAAAGCCAACGGAAACCCAAACCAAACCCAAGCCCGAACCCAAACCTATCCCGCAGAAAACCACATCACCATCACCATCACCAACACCCTCAAGGGGAGAGCCCCTTCTGGGCTCTCCCCCCGAAGATCAGGAATCTTGTCCCATTGCCGCGCGCGCTACCGGCCTGGGGGCCGACGCGCACGACATCATCGCTCGAATTGCCGCCAAGAAACGGATGCCCGAATGATCCTGCAAACACGCGAGCCGCCGCACAATTTCGAGGCCGAGCAGGCCCTGCTGGGCTCGATCATGGCCAACAACGCAGCTTGGTCGCAGGCCTCGGAGATCCTGCAGGCGCACCACTTCGCCGACCCGCTGCACGGCCGGCTGTACGAGGCGCTGGGGCGTCTCGTCGAGCGCGGCCAGGTCGTGTCGGCCTTCACGCTCAAGGCCTACGCGGAGGCCGACGAGGGCCTGAAGGCGGTCGGCGGCGCGGGGTACCTGGCGAAGCTCATGGCGGCGTCGGTGCATGCGCTGGATGTCCCCGCCACGGCTCGCACCGTGCGCGAAAGTGCGATCCGGCGCGGGTTGATCAGCGTGCTGAGCGATGCCCTGCCGGCGGCCTACGACCAGGCGCACGAGGCCGCCGCGGCGGAGCAGATCGAGGCGGTCGAGCGGCGGCTGTACGAGCTTGCGGACGGCGCGATGACCGGCGGCTTCAAGCCCTTCCGGTCGGCGCTGACGGAGGCCGTGAAATCGGCCGAGGCGGCGCATGCGAGGCCCGGCGGCATGACCGGCCTCGGCACCGGGCTCAGCGATCTCGACGAGCAGCTGGGCGGGCTCAATCGCTCGGACCTGATCATCCTTGCCGCGCGGCCGAGCATGGGCAAGAGCGCGTTGGCCACCAACATCGCCTTCGCCGCGGCCAAGGCGGGCGCGGCCGTCGGCATCTTCTCGCTCGAAATGTCGGCCGAGCAGCTGGCCAACCGCATCGTCGCCGAGCAGGCCGGCGTGGCCTCCGAGCGCGTGCGCCGGGGCCAGCTCACGAGCGCGCAGTTCGATCGCGTGCTCTCGGTCGCCGCGGAGCTGGAGCGCCTGCCGATCTACATGGACGACACGCCGGCGCTGTCGGTCTCGGCGCTGCGCACGCGGGCCCGGCGCCAGAAGCGCACGCATGGGCTGGACCTGGTGATCGTCGACTACCTGCAGCTGATCGACGGCGGCAAGCGCCGGCAGGAGAACCGTGTGCAGGAGGTCTCCGAGACCTCGCGTGGCCTGAAGGCACTCGCCAAGGAGCTCGACGTGCCGGTGCTGGCCCTGAGCCAGCTGAGCCGCGCCGTCGAGCAGCGCGCCGACAAGCGGCCCCAGCTCGCCGACCTGCGCGAGAGCGGCTCGATCGAGCAGGACGCCGATGTCGTGATCTTCATCTATCGCGAGGAGTACTACCTCGAGCGCGGCTCCCAGGAGGACAGGGCGCGGCTCGGCGAGGTGGCCGGCCGGGCGGAGCTGCATGTGGCCAAGCAGCGCCATGGGCCGACCGGGCTGGTGCGCGTGATGTTCGATGGGGCAACCACGAGGTTTTCCGATGTCGATCGCAGTGACCGGTAGGCGCGGATGGACCGCCGATGGCACGGCGACGCTCGTGCGCATGGCGCGGGCTGGCTACAGCGATGTCGAGATCGGCCGACACCTGGGCGTGTCGGCGGCTGCCATCGGCCGCAAGCGGCGTGCGCTCGGCATCGTAGGAGGGGTACCACCCAGATTGCGCATCTTAGTCGCCCGTCGCGCTCTCAGTCGCTCGCCAATGAGCTGACGATGCCGCACGCACACACATTCACTAATGAACGGGGCGACATCATTGAGCTTATGCTGTCGGCCGGCACGAAGGGTGAAGAGATCGTTGTTACTCTTAAAAACCTCACATTGACGGTGGAGCTTGTCATCACCGAAAAGGAGGCCGGCAAACTGGCGTGGGCGCTAAAGCACGCCGTTCTCTGCCGGCAGTACTCTCGGAGGCTGATCGAGCCCCTGCGGGAGAAAGCAAACGAGCTTGGCTATGCGCTCGCTGTGCATGGTAGCTTGCTACGCGACATCGATCTTATTGCGGTTCCGTGGACCCTAGAAGCGGTGCCGGCGCGCGAACTAGCGATGGCCTTGAAAGCGGTGGTAGCGAAGCACAACAATGGGGTGGCCGAAGAGATCGACCACATTGGCATGGCCGGGTCTGACTACTTCCACGAAGGCTGCCCTGGTGCTAAGCCGCACAGCCGGCTTGTTTGGTCATTCCATCTAGGCGGCGGCCCGTATATCGATCTGTCGGTAATGCAACCTGCACCTTGACGGGCCTAACGCAATGGCGTAGTAAGCCAATGGCGCAGTGAACTGCGCCCGCTTCGGGTTGGGGGAAGGATGATGAACGCTGCAATCTTGGTGGGAATGAACAAGTATGGGGGGCCCGATGGCTCGTCAGGTTTGCTTTACGGCGTTGCAGTATCCTATCTCAATTGCGGAGATGCCGGGCTTTAGTCGCGATGCTGATCGGCTGCTAAGCCAGCAGGCGCTCCATGCGTTGGTTGATTTCGTGGCCTTGCACCCCAGTGCAGGGGATCCGATCCCCGATTCAGGGGGATTGCGCACATTGCGCTGGGCCGCAAGCGGTAGCGGAATACGGGGCGGAGTACGCGTAGTGTACTACTTTCGCGATCTAAACATGCCGCTCTACATGCTGGCGATATATGGAAGAGGTGAGCGGGCGGATTTCTCAAGTGTCGAGCGTGAGGAAATGAGGAGGATCGTTGAGGAGTTGGTGGAGGCTCACTATCAGAGAAGGGTGGCCACCGCCGCTTCTCAACTTCGACCAGCATAGTGTGTCTCTGAGGATTAGGAGGAAGACATGGCGAACGGGAGTAAGGTGCTTCGTGGACTTAGAGAGGCGGTCTCCCATGCCAAAGGAGAGAGGAGGGATGCGAAGACGTACGTGGTTCGTGTTCCAAACGAGATCGACGTGCGCGCCATCCGGCAGAAACTTGAGCTCACGCAGGAGGCGTTCGCCTTGCGCTTCGGTGTGAGCTTGGCAACGCTGCGGCATTGGGAGCAAGGCAGCAGGCTTCCAGACGGTCCCGCACGAGTACTACTGACGGTCATCGACAAGGAACCTGACATAGTGCGCAGGGCGCTAGCAGGTTAGAAATGGAGACGGCGCGAGCTGCAACTCGCGCCGTCTTGAGTGGCCGCCGTCAAGGCTCTTGAGACGGCCACCTGGTGAGAGCGCGGTAAGGCACCCTCTGACACTGCAAAGATGCCTTCCTGGCAGCCAGTTCACAAGAGCCAACGATAGCTCATTCGGTGAGTTCGAATGGGCAAGGGCGGGTTTGTACTCAAGACGTTCCGCCCGAACGCGTCTCCGATGGGTCTACCGCCTCTTGGTAGGACGCCTGGGTTAGCTAGGAAGGAGTAAGTATGGAAGTCTCAGAGAAGCCCCCTCAGGGCGGTCATGAGGGCAACCCATTCACGTTCCACATCTTCGTGAATGGCGAACCGAAGGTCTGGCATCAGCCGAAGATCAACTATGAGCAGGCGGTGAAGCTAGCGTTCCCCGACGGTCCGACCGGGGGGAACGTTCGCTACAGCGTTTCCTGGACCAAGCCTGACGGCACCGAGGGCTCGTTGCGGCCGGGACAGCCGCCGGTGGATGTCGCCGAGCAGATGATCTTCGATGTCCGCAATACAGACAAGTCGTAGCCCGGACCTTGCGCGTCTGGAGGCGGAAGGTTTCCGCCTCCGGGTCGTGCAGGGCACAGCGAGCCACCTTCTCGTGAGGGGCATTCCGGCTGTCACTTCGAAACGCGAAGTCATGGCGGGTGCGCTGTACTGTCCACTCGAGTTGGATCAACACGGGAGGACGACCAACCCATGCCAGAACCATCAGTGCTGGTGGATTGGCGAGCCGCCTTGCGACCAGAACGGCCGCGTGATGGAAGAGCTGATCTCCAATGCATCGCAAGAGGACAAAGGGGATGGAATACGTACGACGGTCGCGTTCTCGCGAAAGCGTGGCGACTTGGCCGCCTATCGAGATTACTACGAGAAGATTTGGACCTATGTGCGGGAGATCTGGCACGAGGCGCGAGTGCTCGATGCAACATGCGATCCTCGCACCGAGAAGCCCGTTCCAGCAGTGGTGGAGGCACAACAACGCGTGTTCCACTACCCCGACATGGCGACGACCCGCGCAGGCATTGGTGCAGCCACGGCAAAGCTTCTCGCCGACAAAGTGGCGATAATCGGTCTCGGCGGCAGTGGGTCTTACATCCTGGACCTGATGGCGAAGACGCCAGTCGCTGAGCTGCACATCTTTGATGGCGACGAGTTCAAGCTGCACAATGCGTTTCGTGCTCCAGGTGCACCTGCGATCGAAGATCTGAGCGAGCTGAAGAAGGTCGACTGGTTCGGAGCGATCTATGACCGAATGCGACGTGGAATCGTGAGGCACCCTTACCACGTCGTTGCGACCAACCTTTCAGAGCTCGCTGGCTTCGACTTCGTTTTTGTTGCGGTCGACGACGTGCGAGCGAGGAAGGTGATCGTCGAGGGCCTGATTGAAATGAAAGTCCCTTTGGGCGATGTTGGTATGGACATGGCTCTAACCCGCCAAAGCTCCCTCCGAGGCATTTGTCGCGTAACGACCGCAACTGTCGATTGCAACGATCATATCAAGGACGCGGTCCCGTTCGGAGATGTGCCGGCCGAGGACATCTATCGAAACATTCAGGTCGCCGACCTGAACATGCTCGGCGCCGCGTTCGCGGTGATGAAGTGGAAGAAGATTCGCGGCTTCTACGCCGACGACATGCGGGAACACCACTCGTTGTATACCATCGCAACCCATGCGCTAACGAAGGAAGATCGCAAGTGAAGGCGCATTCGGTGCGTCCGCAGTATGTCGACTTCATCCCACCGAGTTTGGAACGAGGTGTGTTATATATCTCGAAGAGGTTTCGAACTGCGAGCCACCTTTGCTGCTGTGGCTGCGGGACCAAGATAGTCACACCATTGCGGGAGACAGAGTATGTCCTGAAGGAGCATCGCGATGGGGTCTCGCTCTGTCCTTCGATTGGGAACTGGAACCATCCGTGTCAGTCGCACTACTGGATCAGAAAGAACCACGTCGTGTGGGCCGGCCGCATGAGTGCCGCCACAATTCAAGCAGGCCGAGACCACGATCAAGCTCTTAAGAATGTGTATTTCGCTGCAGCCAACAAGTCTTGGTGGCGAAGAACTCTTTTGTCGGCATATCAGTGGTGTGGGAGGCTTTTTCGGCGAAGGAAATAGACACTGCTTGAGGAACGCCCGACGTGGGCGCCCACTCTTGCACTCCACGCTCGTTCAACTCACTGGCCGCGTGCCCGACAATTAAGGAGAACTCGATGGACACCGATGGCGTAACGCGCGTCTTCGCTACGGACAAGAGAGATAAGAAACCAGTAGAGATGTGCACCAACGCAATCCTGCTGAATCAGGACTGCAAGCGTCTCACCAAGAGCTTGTCATCCGGACCATACATTCTGTTGGCGCATGCTATTGAGTTGCTGCTGAAAGCTTACCTGCACAAGCAAGGGGAGAGCCTCGATGACCTTCGAAAGTCGTATGGGCACGATCTGGTAGAGCTACTGAAGGACGCGCGAGGAAGAGGGCTTACTGTCTCCGATCCGGAAGCTGACAACTTCATCTATCGCTTGAATACAGCCCTCGAGAAGGCCGCGTTGCGGTATGAGTTCTACTTCTCCGACCTTCCGATGGTAGATCGTTTGGCGAAGTTCTCCGAAACGCTTGCTAAGGATGTGAAGCAGACATTGGAGTAGCCTCTAGCTTGGGCGGATCGAGTTGCTCACGTGAGCGCGCCCGAGAACAGCGCTAACGTGCTGCTAAGGGGTCAAAGCGGATCGGTACTCCGTGACTGCGAACCAACCGGGCGCGGTCGCCTATCTCACAGGCTCGCGCAGGTCGATATACACACATTGCGCATTTTCGACCCACGCTACCTTTGGTCTCCACAGGCCCGCATAGTTGATTTTGCACAAGGCTGTGGATTTCAGGGGGGGCTGCCGAGGCCTTCGGAGATGATCCGACCTCGGCCGTTGACTACGGCTACGACGCGCCAGAGCTGGCTGCTCAAGCGCCAAATAGACAATGATACATAGAAAACGTCGTGATATCAATGGGTTAGTGATCTTAACGCTCACGGCTGCGGTCAAGCAGCCTCTTGCACAAGCAGCAAACTATTTTGGCGTTATCGCATTCATGTATAGACATTGTCTGTACAAGTTCTGTATTACATCCGACATACAGCGCCGGTAAGACACCAGGCAGATCAGACAGGAGCCCAACATGACAACCGCAACTGCAACACGCGATGATGCAGCGCGCAGCCGTAGTGGGGTGCGCAGTCGTCGGGATGCTGTTGTGAACGTGCGTCTCTCACGTCATTCGCGCGACCTGATTGACGAGGCTGCGGAAGTAGTCGGAAAGACTCGCAGCGAATTTATCGTCGAGAGTGCGCGGACACATGCCATCGACGTACTGCTCGATAAGCGGCTATTTTCTCTTGCCATAGAACAGTACGACGCATTCTTGAACGCGCTCGAAGCGCCTCCGGCTCCGAATGAGAAGCTCAAGAAGCTGATGAGAGCCAAAGCGCTGTGGGAACGGTAACGCCCATCTCGTCGGCGCGGACACCCCTATCGGAGCCCGCGCCGATCAATGCAGATCATGACGTCAGCAAGTTCGACTGCGGCAAAGTCGATCTCGACATTTGGCTTCGCAGTCGAGCGTTGAAGAACGATGGCAAAGCATCGCGCTGCTTCGTGGTGTGCGATGGGCAGACTGTCGTAGGCTTCTACGCCTTGGCAGCGGGTTCGGTTAGGCCCGACCAGGTGCCGCCAAAACTCAAACGAAACATGCCACCGCAAATCCCGGTCCTTGTCCTGGGAAGGATGGCCGTCGACAAGACGCAACAGGGGAAGGGGCTTGGTGCCGCCCTTTTGATAGACGCGCTGCGGCGTGCTCTATCGGTAGCCTCTGACATAGGTGCGCGAGCAGTCCTGGTGCATGCGATCGATCAGGAAGTGGTGCCTTTTTACACCCAATACGGCTTCAAGCCGTTTCCAGACGGTGAACTCACGCTCTTCCTATCGACGACTGACATTGCAGCAGCTATCGGGGACTGAAACAGAACGTCATCTACAGCTAGATACTGATCTCGGCGCGCCTTAGCCAGATGGTCTCTTTTCACACAGCGAGCCCTTACTCAAGTAGCCAGCGGTGGTGCAGCAGCAATGGCCAAGAGTGCGGTCTGTGTGTCTGTGTCGACCGATGACCCTCAGAGACGCTGTTCGCCAGCACCAGCCCCTGGCGATGCGTTCATGAGACGTCGGGCCGGCAAATCGGGCCCCGCATGGCGGTCACGTCTTCCGGCTACGGACGCTTTTCCGTCGACAGGTCGATCGTGCCATCCGAGGCTTGTGGTGGAAAGAGTCGCGAAAACCACTGCTCGCCCTTCGCAGTTCGCGCTTGCGGAGAATCCCTAAAGTAGGCTTGTCCACCCTCAAAGGCGGCGGGCGCGACCAATAGGATGCCGGCAGCGAGTAAACCAAAGCGCACCGTGCCTTTGAGCGCGACCTTCAGCATCTTGGGAGACAATACGAATTGAAATTTCCCATCCTTTTCTTCGTTGTGCCGCATGAAAGGCGCAAAATAGCTAACGACAAGAAATGCACTACCGGTCGCCATCTTTGCGAAGTTGAAATAGGCCAAGAAGCCCAGCAATCCGGTCACTGCACCGAACCTGAGAAGGTCCCGTACAATCTCGACCCATGGGGATTCAAGCAAAGGCATGGTTGCGTCGCTCAATCAAAGATCAGGCAGTCGACGATTTCAGCTTATCGCGTTTATGTCGATGATTGTAGTATTTTGCCGCGAAACCTCTTCGCAATCCGGCATCCTGGGCTAGCCCCTGGTCGAAGTGGGCTCGCTCGTTCGCATGAATTCAGCGATATGGAGAGCGACGCGAGCAAGGATGCCGTCGGCGATATGATGATCGAAAACCATTCCCATAATTCCGGATTGATCTGCGATCGCACGAACAGCCCAAAATAGGCGGTATGACCACCGAGCGCTTCCGCCCCATCCGTTTCAATCCCGACCACAGCGATCTCGCCCGCAAGTTCTGCATGCTGGGCGCGACCGACGACGACCTTGCCCGCCTGCTCGAAGTCCCGCGTGAGTCGATCGACGCCTGCCTCGCGGAGGTCCCCGAGTTCGCCGCCGCCGTCAAGGCCGGCCGCGATGTCGCCGACGCCACAGTCGCCGACCGCCTCTACGCCCGTGCCATCGGCTACAGCCACGAGGCGACGAAAGTCTTCAACAATCGCGGCGAGATCATCCGCGAGACCTACGTCGAGCATTATCCGCCCGACGTGTCGGCCTGCATCTTCTGGCTGCGCAATCGGCGTCCCGAGTGGTCCGACAAGGGCGCGCCCGAGGGCAACGCCTCCGACCTGATGGCCGAGCTGGAAGCCGCCGGCGAAAGGGCTCGCAATGCTCGCCGCTGAGTTCGACAGGCGCCTGCACGCCGAGGTCGGCGCCCTGCGCTTCGATCCGCTGGGCTACGTGCTCTACGCCTTTCCCTGGGGCCGCGCCGGCACGGCGCTCGCCGGCGAGCAAGGCCCGGAGGACTGGCAGCGCGACATCCTCGACCGGCTGGGCGCGGGCCTGCTCGATACCGGCCCAATGGCGTTGAGTGGTGCGCTGCGGCTGGCTGTGGCGTCGGGCCATGGCATCGGCAAGTCGGCGCTGGTCGCCTGGATCATCCTGTGGGCGATATCCACGCTGCGCGACACGCGCGGCGTGGTCACCGCCAACACGGGCGGCCAGCTGCGCACCAAGACCTGGCCCGAGCTCGCCAAGTGGCATCGGCTGGCGATCAACCGCGCCTGGTTCGTGCACACGGCGACGGCGCTGCATGCCGCCGATCCGCGCCAGGAGCGCACCTGGCGCGTCGATGCCATCACCTGGTCGGAGAACAACACCGAGGCCATCGCCGGCCTGCACAACAAGGGCCGGCGCGCGTTCGCGCTGTTCGACGAAGCCTCCGCGATCGACGATCCGGTCTGGGACACGATCGAAGGCGCGCTGACCGACGCCGGCACCGAGCTGTTCTGGGCGGCCTTCGGCAATCCCACGCGCAGCACCGGCCGCTTCCGCGAATGCTTCGCTGGCGGTCGCTTCGCCCATCGCTGGCGGGGCCGGCAGATCGACTCGCGCGACGTATCGATGACCAACAAGGCCCAGATCGAAAGCTGGGTGAAGGATTACGGCGAGGACTCGGACTTCATCCGCATCCGCGTGCGCGGCGTCTTCCCGCGCGCCGGCTCGCTGCAGTTCATCGACAGCGAGCGCCTCGACGGTGCCGTCGGACGGCCGCTGGTCGAGGATCGGAGTGCGCCGCTGATCATGGGCGTCGACATCGCGCGCCACGGCGAGGACCAGTCGGTGATCCGCTTCCGGCGCGGGCTCGATGCGCGCTCGATCCCGGCCGTGAAGTTCCGCATCCCCGACCTCATGCAGGTGGCGAGCCGCGTCATGGAGCAGGTGCGGCTGCACAACCCCGACGCGGTGTTCGTCGACAGCACCGGCATCGGCTGGGGCGTGCACGACAGGCTGCGCCAGCTCGGCTGTCCGCGCCTGGTGGGCGTCGATTTCGCCGGCAAGGCAGATCGCCGGGACCTCGGCGACGCCGGCGCGCGCTACGCCAACAAGCGCGCCGAGATGTGGGGCTTCCTGAAGGAGTGGTGCCGGGCGGGCTGCCTGCCCGACGACCGCGACCTGCTCGCCGACCTGGGCGCGGTCGAATACGGCTACGACGCCACGGACTCCATCCTGCTCGAACGCAAGGACGACATGCGCCGGCGCGGCCTCGCCTCGCCCGACGATGGCGACGCGCTGGCGCTCACGTTTGCGTACCCGGTGGTGCGGCCCGATCCGGCGGAGGAGCGGCGTTATGAGGAGGGGCTGCGTCGGCTGAAGAGGCGGATCGTTTGAGCGGCACCTAGCATGGGCGATGCTCTCGAACTGGACTGATCGCGCGACACTCCCAAGATTGCTTGGTGAAGTGCACGCGTCTGTTGTATAAGAAGCGCGCGTGTCGCGCATAGGGGTTAGTTGACGCGCAAGTTAGTCTTGGTCAGTTCAGCCGAGGAAAGTCATGCCCGAAAGATTCTCCGACTTCTCGCAATTGGATCTCGCTGACGTAGAAGAGCGTGTCTACACCAAATATGATGTTTCGCGCTCGGACGCGCGGCTCGCCGTCGAGTACCTTCGGTGCTTCTTCAATGCCAAAAGGCAGAGGCCCCGTCAGCTTATCATCCTGCCGCAGATCGCCGATTGGGCCTGGCACGAGTTGATTCTGGATACGGAGCGCTATCGGTCAGTGTGTTCACGGGCGCTTGGAACATTCTTGCATCACCTTGCCACAACCGTGAACCCCGCAGAACTTCTGAACGACCCAGACATCGATACGCGTGATCGGGCAGAACTGGAGCCAGCGGGAGCGCTCGGTAGACCGGAACTTGACGGAAGCGGCCTTCGGCAGTGCTTTGTTGAGTCGATGGCAATGATGCGAGACATCTACGGCCTCGGCGTGGGATCAAATCCTGGGGAATGGGCAGACGCTGGATGGGATACTCCTGCATATAGGCTTCGCTCAGCTATTCGGATCCCCTACCATCTCGATGAAAACGCGAGTACTGGGGCCGATAGAGGGCAATCGAACCGGACGCCATTTCTCAGCTGGTTGCCAAGTCGGATTGTCAGAAGATTTGGAATTCCTCTCGATGCGGCAAAGCATGGAGTCCAGGAATACTCTAACTTTTTCCTGTCGTTGCGTTCACCAGACGTGAAACGAGGCTACGGAAAGTGCTCCATCCTCTGCTCAATTGCCTGGGAGGAGCATATATTGTGGACACAGAGATACGCTGAGGACTGCTCAAGATTTCTTGGCTATTTCTTAGATCATGTCCCGAGAATGGTTTTCTTCCAAACCTGTGACGCTTTCGAAGCGGCTTGATTACCAATTCAGGCGATAGGCTATGACGATATCTATGGCTGACGTTGTGGAGTTTCTTAAGGTTCTTGCTCCTGTGGTCAGCATCCTAGTAGCGACTAGCGCAATTTTGCAGACCCTTGAGCGCGCGCGCCGCGAACTAGCGGTCAGCCTTATATATAACTGGGCGAACCATACTGATTGGGTGACAAATCGAGCAGTTACCATGGCCAAGGAGCTTCCGCCTCAAGTAATAGATAAAATCAATGAAAAGGATGCTGTGTCGATACCGAACGCGTACTACGAGGGCATCGTAAGTATCTTGAGAACCGGATTTCCCGAGGATGACTTGCCTGTCCTGTCAGGTGGTAGGTCCCGGTCCAGAAGCGGGACCGGATCGAGTGATACAGAGGGAGAGTTCCAGATTAGCAAAGAGCAAAGCGAATTTATCAAGTTCCAATGGGTCCGATGGTTGAACCGCCTAGAAGGAACACTCGCTGCATGGCAGCAGGGCGCAGCCGACGTACACCTCATGCAAGTCGAATTCGCGCCACTAGTAAGAGGCCGAGCCGCGGAGCTGGAGGTCCTAGAAAAAGTCCGCGCGGGACTCCCCATTATTGAGGCATTTTACCAACTACAGCGCAAAACAGGGAGCATGGAAATTCGCCCGAGGCTTGGCATCTTCCCTTGGCGTCGTTGAGGTCGATGAGAGGATCGGGACGCGCGTGGGCTTCGGAACTGCCGATACGGTTGCGGACCGCGCTACGACGAAAACAACTCCCATGATTCCCGATTGATTCCCGTTCGTACGAACAGCCCTAAATGGAGGGCATGACAAACAGTCGTGCTCTCACCGACGATGCCCTGATCGCCATCCTGCGCAAGGAGGAGGCGGCCGCCGGCGGCTACCAATGGTCGGCGCTCAGCCGGACGCGCGAGGATGCGCTGAGCTACTACGACCGCGAGCCGTACGGCGACGAGCAGGAGGGCGCCTCGAACGTCGTGACGTCGGAGTTCGCCGACGTGATCGAGTCGATCATGCCGGGGCTGATGCGCGTCTTCACCAGCACCGACGACGTCGCCGAGTTCGCGCCGACCGCGCCGGGCGAGGAGCGCTGGGCGCGCGAGGCCAGCGAATACGTGCCGCACGTCTTCATGCGGCAGAACGACGGGTTCCGCATCCTCTATTGGCTGATCAAGGACGCACTGATGTATCGCCTCGGCGCCGTCACGGTCGACCTCGAGGCGTTCACCGACACGCGTCGCATTCCGGTTTCCGCCCTGCCGCAGGACGCGATCGACCTGATCGCGGCTGAGGCGGAGCGCGACGGCGCCGAGCTGGCGATGGAGCTCGCGCGGGACGAGCCTTCGCAGCCCCCTCTCCTGGCCTCTCCCCCTGGCGGGGGAGAGGAAGCGATGAGAGCGCGGCCCACCTTCTCCGGCACGATCACGCTCACCCACAAGCGCCAGCGCGTGGTCGTCGACAACATCGCGCCCGAGGACATCCTGTTCACGCCCTCGGCGCGCGACCAGGACAAGGCGTCGTTCCTCGGCTTCCGCAAGCGGGTGACGGCGTCGGACCTGGTCGAGATGGGGCTGAGCCCCGCCGAGGTCGACGAGCTCAGCTCCGATCGCGAGCTCTCCGCCGAGGAAGCGCAGCGCAACGACAGCGCGGTGCTGGACGAGCCCGAGCGCGCCGAGTTGGGCGACAGCGAGCGGGCGCTGTGGCTGGTCGTGGCCTATGTGCGTGCTGACGAGGACGGCGACGGCGTGAGCGAATTGCTGCGCGTCGTCTACGCCCATAGCGGCGGTGACGCGGGCCGCATCCTCGAGCGCGTCGAGTGGGACGGGCCGGCGTCGATCGTGCTCGCCTCGCCGATCCTGATGAGCCACACCATCGTCGGCCGCTCGCTGTTCGACCAGACGCAGGACCTGCAGCAGATCGGCTCCGTCCTGATGCGCGGGCTTTTGGACAATCTCTATCTCGGCAACCGGCCGCGGCCGGTGGTCAGCGACCAGGTCAGCCTCGACAGCCTGATCGACTGGGTGCCGGGCGCGCCGGTGCGGCTGAAGCCCGGCGCGCGGCCCGACGAGAACCACGTGGCGTGGCTGCAGGTGCCCTCGATCGTGCCGTCGGCGCTGAGCGCCCTCGAGTTCCTGGCCACGGTGCGCGAGAACCGCACCGGCATCGTGCGCAACAACCAGGGGCTCGACGCCGACAGCCTGAACAAGACGGCGAGCGGCATGGGCATGCTGATGTCGGCCGCCCAGCAGCGCCAGGAGCTGATCGCCCGCGTGCTGGCCGAGACGGCGATCAAGCGGCTCTATCGCCTGGTCTATCGCGCCATCAAGCGCGCCGCCGCCGCGTCGGGGGCGGGGCCGGTGAAATACTGGTCGGGCAAGGCGTTCGCCGACTGCGATCCGCGCCAGTGGCCGGACGAGATGGAGCTCACCGTCAATGTCGGCCTGGGGACGGGCAGCAAGGACCAAGCGATGCAGCACCTCGCCGTGATCGGCAGCCTGCAGGAGAAGCTTCTCGCGCTGCAGGGCGGCCGGCCGGCCGGGCCGTTCGTCACGGCGGAGAACATCGCCAACGCCACGCAGAAGGTGACGGAGACGCTGGGCTTCAAGACGCCCGGGCTGTTCTTCCAGCCGGCCGCTGCCGTCGCCAACGCGGTCGCGCAGCCGCAACCGGCGGCGCCGGCGGCGCCGGATCCCGGGACGATGGCCGCGACCGCGCAGATCGAGATCGCCAGGCAGGCGGCGGCCGCGGACGCCGACATCAAACGCCTCAAGGCCGAGGCCGACATCGAGATCGCGCAATGGAAGGCGCGGCAGTGGGCGGAGATCGAGCGCTTCAAGGTCGGTCTCAAGGCGGAGCTGGCTGCCAATGACGAATGATCGCGAACTTCACGTGCGGCGCGCGCGCGAGGTCCTGTCGGAGGCCGGCTGGCTGTTCGACGACTTCGTCAATGCCGAGATGCGCAAGGTGCTGATGAGCAAGCCCGACGAACGTGACGCCCGCGAGGAAGCCTATCGGCGCGCCCGCGTCGCCACCGAGATGAAGGCCGGGCTCGAAGCCCTGGTCGAGGCCTACGAGGCCGACAAGCGCCTCCAGGAACGCCGTGAGCAACAGAAGGAGAGTCGTCATGGAAGGTGAGATGGAGTCGGTGCCGGAATCGATGGACGTCGCGGAGGCGGTGGAGAGGCTAGTCGAAGCGGAGCCCGCCGCGCCGGCCGAGGCCGAGGAGACGGCTGAGCCTGCGGAGCAGCCAGAGCCCGAACCGGCCCCCGAATTCTGGAGCGCCGACGACAAGGCGGCGTGGGACGCCGTCCCCGTCGAGCTGCGGCCCGTCCTGAAGAAGTATGAGCAGCAGCGCGTCGAGTTCGTGAACGAGAAGGCGCGCGAAGCCGCGGCGCTGCGCGCGCAGGCGGCGCAGGACGTCGAGCGGGCCAACGGCACGGTCGCCGACGCGGCGGCGTGGTGGCAGCAGGCCGGGCCGGCGCTGCAGCGCGCCTTCTCCGACAAGTGGGCCGGCGTGAACTGGAACGAGCTCGCCGAGAAGGATCCCAAGGAGTGGGCGCGGCTCAACCAGCTGCGCCTCGACGAGGCGGCCCTGCTGGCGGAAGCGGATCGGCGCGGCCAGGCCGACATCGCGGCGGCCGAGCGGCAGGCCGAGCAGGAGCTGCAACGGGCGCGGCAGGCGGCGCATGCGACGCTGGCGGAGAAGCTGCCCGATTATTTCGGCACGCAGGAGGCCTCGCAGAAGACCTACGACGAGATCGGCAAGTTCCTGTTCGCCAAGGGCATCCCCGCCGATCGCATCAACGCCATCCACGAGGCCCCGATCATCGAGCTGGCGCTCGGCGCCATGCGGTTCGAGCAGGCCCAGCAGATTGCCCTCCGCAGCGCAGCTCGCGCGAAGGAGGGGCATGTCGCGACACCGACACCGACGCGCGTCGCTCCCGGACCCTCCGTAGCTTCAGCGAAGGGGGGCAACCGGGGCAGCGACGCGGCTCGGCAAGTGGGCGAGCGGTTCAGGAAGAGCGGCGGCAGCTCGATCGCGGACGCGGCCGAGCTGATCCGGCTCAACGATCTCTAGTCCAACGATCTCTCATCACAGGAGGCTGCCTTGGCGGCACCGACCAACACTCTCATCACCAACAACGCGGTGGGCAACCGCGAGTCGCTGCACGACATCATCACCATCCTCAACAAGGACGAGACGCCGTTCCAGGCGGCGATCGGCGCCGGCTCGGCGGAGGCGACCTACGAGGAATGGCAGCTCGACGCGCTCGGCAACGCCGACACGTCGAACGCCAATCTCGAAGGCGACGACAGCACGGCGGCGGCGATCACGCCGACCACGCGCGTCGGCAACCGCACGCAGATCCTGAAGAAGCCGTTCACCATCTCCAACACCCAGGAGGCGGTGAAGAAGGCCGGCCGCGACAGCGAGATCAGCTACCAGACGGCGCTGGCCGGCCGGCGCATCAAGATGGATCTCGAGGCGATCGCCTGCCAGAACCAGGCGTCGCAGGCGCAGTCCGGCTCCAACCCGCGCAAGATGGGCGGGCTGGAGAGCTGGCTCACCTCCAACGTGTCGCGCGGCAGCGGCGGCGCATCGGGCGGCTTCGGCTCGGGCAACACGGCGGCGCCGACCGACGGCACGCAGCGCACCTCGACCGAGACGCTGCTCAAGAGCGTGATCCGCTCGGCGTGGAACGCCGGCGGCAAGCCCACCCTGCTGCTGATGGGCTCGAGCCAGAAGCAGGCCTTCTCGGGCTTCACCGGCATCGCCACGCAGTTCCAGGAGCCCAAGGGCAAGATGGCGACGGTGATCGGCGCGGTCGATCGCTACGTGTCGGACTTCGGCACGCTGTCGGCGGTGGCCAGCCGCTACATGCGCGGGCGCGAGATCGCGGTCGTCGATCCGTCGCTGTGGCGGCTGCTCTGGCTGCGCAAGTGGAAGAAGGAGGAGCTGGCCAAGACCGGCGATGCGCGGAAGTTCCACGTCATCGGCGAGGTCACGCTCGAAAGCCGCAACGAGGCCGGTTCCGGCATCGTCGCCGACCTCACCTGACCGGATGGAGAGGAGGGGTGCATTGCGCTCCTCCGATCCCTTCCCTCACCCCATGGAGCTGACCATGAAGCACATCGTCATCACCGCCGATCACGTCTACCTGCCAATCGATGCCGAGGGCAAGGCACTCCTCGAGTGGCGCGACGTCGAGCACACGACGCGCGTCGAGCGTCGCGCACGGCTGGAGGTCCCGGCGGATCTCGCCGAGTTCCTCAGCACGCGCGACCAGGCGGAGATTCTTTGATGCCGCGCCGTTTGGCCCTAATAGGCATAGTCGTGCTGGGACCCGGCTTCTGCGACCCAGCGCTTGCCGGTGGCGTCGTAGACGCGGCTGAAGCCGGTCTCGCGCTGCCGGCCGTTGGCGTCGGCGTAGGCGATGCGGCCGATGCAGCGGATCGGCGTGTCGCGGATGACGGGCACGAAGGCATTGGTCTCGGAGTCGGCGAAGACCTCGCTCGCCATGCGCTCGCCGCTCGCCAGCACGCGATCCCCGACCTCGATGTCGAGGAGATAGTCGCCCACGTCCGGCGGATCGGTCACCAGGATCGCCGCCTTGACGGCGAGGATGCGGGCCTCGCTGGCGCCCTTGTTGACGACCGTGAAGCGGGCGCCGAGCGTGCTGCCGACTCCGCTCTCCGGGGCGGCGACCTCGCAGAACGGCACGATCAGCTCGGGCCGATGCGTGCGCGCGAACTGCCGCCGCGCCAGCACGAGCTGGCTCAGCGCGGCGATGCTGGAGAGCAGGGCGGCCAGCGCCAGGAAGAACGTCGCGAGCGGCGCCCAGTCGTGGATCACGGCCTTGAAGGCATCCATGCGGTGCCCCCTTCAGGGAAGCGCGGCGGGAGGGTCGGGCGATGACGCGGCGGCTACTGGACTGGCAACAGGACGCGGGCATGGCCTGGTGGTGGGTCGAGGACGGCGAGGGCAACTGGGCCCAGCAGTCGTTCCAGGTCACCAGCCCGCTGCTCGACCTCAACAAGGAGGCGCAGAACCACTGCGACCCCTACAACAGGGCGCGCGATGTGCGGATGGTGGCGCGCATCCCGCTGATCATCATCGCCAAGTGGCGCAACGAGCTCGGTGTCGATTACTGGAACCCCAACGACCAGGACAAGGTCGACGCCCTGCTCAACGATCCCGAGTGGCGCTGGTTGCGCACTGACGAAGGTGTGATCTAGATGCGCGCGATCTTCCTCAGCGCCGCGTTGATGCGCGTCTGCCAACCCGGCCCGGTGGCGCGGAAATGCGCCAGCAGGTCGGCGTCGAGGCGCAGCTTCACGGCTTGCTTAGGATTGGCCATGCGTGGTCGGCCTCGCCGATCGTTGACCAGCACGCCGGTTGCGGGGCGAACGACCTTGCCGCCGACGGACAGCTGGCCGCGCCGGACCATGGCCGGGGTCAGTCTCGGAGCATCATCGGGATCAGTCCATGAGCGCTTTGAGGCTGGCGACTTCCTTGGCATTGCACTTCCTCATCGAGATGATGCGACGGCCGCCATCACGCGGCGTCCAGACCACGCCCACCAGACGACCTCGCAGGTAGCCGTAGGTCAAATAACGCATTTCTCCATAGTCGATCCGGTTGTCCTCAACCGTCACCTCGCGGCCGGCGAAGACGATCCGGGCGTCCTCGAAATCGAGCCCACGTTCCTTAAGCGTCGTCGCACGCTTTCGCGGATCGTAGGTGATTCTCACGAAATTACTGTACCCCCAATAAGTGGCGTGGTCAAACCCGGCGCGCCAGTCGGAAGGATCCCCTGACATGGCCGCGCAGATCACCACCTACGGCGGGCTGAAGGCGGGCGTGCTGGCATGGCTTGCACGCTCCGGCGATGCGCTGCTCGATGCGCGGTTCGACGACTTCCTGCTGACCTGCGAGCGGCGCATGTACTACGGCTACGCGACCGAGGACGCGGGCAACCCGCTGCGCTCCGATCCGCTGCGCATCGTCGAGATGGAGACGGTCGACCCGGCGTTCGCGCTGTCGGCGGTGACGCCGCAGCCCGAGGGCTTCCTCGAGCTGATCTCCGCCCAGCTCAACAGCCCCAACGTGCCGCTGCAGATCGTGGCGCAGCGCACGATCGACGGTCATGTCTCCTCGGCGCCCGACCAGCCGCGGCTGCTCGCGGTGAGCGGCACCAATTTCCGTGTGTTCCCCGATCCGGGCGAGGGGACCTATTCGGCGACGCTGCGCTACTACCGCAAGCTCGCGACGCCCGCGGGCGCCGACGCCAATGCGATCCTCGCCAACAGCCCCGACGTCTATCTCTACGGTTGCCTGATCGAGGCCGCGATCTTCACCCAGGACGCCGAGGCGGCCCTGCGCTACCTGCCGCTCTACAACGCCAGCGTCGCCGGCCTCAACGCGCGCACGCAGCGCATCACGGCGTCGAGCGCGCCGGTCATCCGCCTGCGCGGAGGGATGATCGTATGAGCGATCCGGATTTTCTGACCGGCCGCCCGCTCCGCTCCGGCTATGACGTCGACACCGCGCCAGCCAGCCTGCGCTGGCTTTATGAGGCGCTGGCGCCGGCGCCAACCACGCAATACGGGGGCACGCAATACGGGGGCACGCAATATGGGGGCACGCGATACGGCGACCTTCTCCCCGTCGCCAAAAGACCAGACGGCAGCATCGGTTTCCCGACGATGCCGAATGTCGTTCGTCAAGGCTTGCTGGGCATGGCCGATCTGCTCTCCGGCACGAAGACCGGCGAGCTGACCGGTCGGGGCGCGGCTGCGATTACGACCGGCGGCCTCGGTGCCGGCGGGATGCTTGCGCCGCGCGGCGCCTTCGCTGCGGGAGCTGCGCGCCTGCCGATGGACAGAGCCAGTCAGCTCACGCGCGCCCGCGCCATGGGATTCAACCCGGATCTTCCTCTGTATCGGGGGGTACCCAAGGGCGCAGATCTTGGAAGTTTCCAAGCGGTCGCGCCATGGGAGGCAGTGCGCGTCGGGCGACCTCCGGGTGTTTCCGTGGCGGAAGACCCCCTCGTCGCAAGCAGGTTTTCAGATCCTCGAGTGAGAGACCTTCTGGGATTGTCCACCCATAACTCAATATCTCATCCCGAAGGTCGAGCGCTTCCTGGTCCGATATCTCCGGACGTTGCTGGTTCTCGGGTTTATCCATTGGTCGCTCGCGTCGAAAATCCGTTCACTTACCGTCTGCCCGACAGGCCGAATTGGCGCGATGTCTGGCACGATGCTGCGGGCCTGATGTGGGATGGGCATGACGCCGTTCGGTTGACGAACTATCGCATGTTTCCCGACCTGGGGCCACAAGCGAACTGGTTGATCCGCAGTCCCAACCAGCTCCGCTCCCCGTTCGCCCGCTTCGATCCCGCCAGGCGCGAGAGCGACGACTTGCTGGCCGGCTTCGCGGTGCCGGCGCCGGCCGTTCCAGGGTTCAACGTCACGCCGTCGGCTGAGCCCGGTTTTCGCGTTCCCGTCAAAGCCGGTCGCTCGGCGGCGGAAATGGAGTTCTGATGCTCCCACGGTGCAAGTCATTGCCGTCGCGACCTGCCGCTCGCGACGCCGGCGTCGCCGGCCTCAACGCGCGCGCAGCGCATCACGGCGTCGTCGGTGCCCAGGAGTGATGAGGCCATGCCCATGATCCCCTTCGCCGAATGGCGGCCCGACATGCCCGACCTCAGCGCGTGGGCGCGCGAGGCGCTGAACGTGGTGCCGGCGGAAGAGAGCTACCGGCCGCTGAACGCGCTCGCCGGCGTGTCGAGCGCGCTCGAGGCGCGCTGCCAGGGCGCGGCGTGGTTCCGCGCGCCGTCCAATGCCGTGAAGATGTTCGCGGGCGACGCGGGCAAGCTCTACCTGCTGTCGGGCGCGGCCTGGAACGATGTCTCGCGCCCGTCCGGCGGAGGGTATGCGCCGGGCGCCGACGGGATGTGGCGGTTCGCGCAGTTCGGCACGCTCGCCATCGCGGTGAACGGCGTCGACGCGCCGCAGAGGTTCGACCTCGCCGCCGGCACCAACTGGACGGCACTCGGCGGTGCGCCGCCGGTCGGCACCTACATCGCGACCGTGCGCGATTTCCTGGTGATGGGCCGCATCGGCGCCACGCCGCAGCGCATCCAGTGGTCGGGCCTCGACAACGGCGAGCTGTGGGGCTCGATCGCTGCCAACCAGGCCGACTTCCAGGACCTGCCCGACGGCGGCACCGTCACCGGCCTGGTGGGCGGCGAGATCGGGCTCGTCTTCCAGGAGACCAGCGTGCGGCGCATGACCTACGAGGGTTCGCCCGTCGTCTTCCGCATCGACAAGATCGCCAACGATCTCGGCTGCAGCGTGCCGGGCAGCGTCGCCGGCGTGCTCGACCTCGCCTTCTTCCTGCACAAGTCGGGCTTCTACATGGTGCAGGCGGGCCAGGCCGTGGTGCCGATCGGCCGCGGCAAGGTCGATCGCACCTTCTGGGCCGAGTTCGACGAGACCAACCAGTTCCGCTGCTCGGCGGCGATCGATCCGGTGCGCGGGCTCTATGTCTTCGCCTATCCGGCCAACGGCGGCGGCGGGCTGCCCAACCGCCTGCTGATCTACAACTGGCGGACCGAGCGGTGGGCGCGCGCCACGGTCGCGTGCGAGCTGGTGTTCGGCGGCGTCAGCCAGCAGGGCTATACGCTCGACGAGCTCGATGCCGTCGGCACGCTCGAGACGCTGCCGTACTCGCTCGATTCGTCGTACTGGAGCGGCGCGGTCTCGCTGCTGCTGTTCGCCTTCGATGCGAGCCACAAGAGCGGATCGTTCTCGGGCGGCACGCTCGCCGCGACGGTCGAGACGGCGGAGTTCAATCCGGGCCGGGGACGGCGCGCGCTCGTGCGCGGCTGCCGGCCGCTGATCGACGGTGGCTCGCCGCGGATCCAGATCGGCGCGCGCGAGACTCAGCAGGGTGCGGTGGCTTACGGGCCGGCCGTTGGCCTTACGACCGCCGGCCTGGCGCCGGTGCTGCAGAGCGGCCGCTACTTCCGGGTGCGCGCCACGATGCAAGCCGGCGACACGTGGTCGAGCTGCCAGGGCATCGACGATCTCGACGTCTGGCCAGCAGGTGCGCAATGAGTCTTCCGGCGCTTCCCACCGGCGCCGACACTCGGTCAATGACCGAGCGCGTGAACGTGCTGATCCGCGATTACAATCTCGGCAGCGCAGTCGCACTCGACATCCAGTCGGGTGCCGTCACCATCGACCTGCTGTTGAGCGACGTCTTCCAGCTCACCGTCGATGCCGACATCACCAGCGTCACGGTCAAGAACGCCCGCGCGGGGCAGGGCTTCCTGCTCGAGCTCACCGGCAACGGCAGCACCTACGCGCAGACCTGGCCGTGGACCTGGCTCAATCCCGAGACGCCGGTGCTGAGCGACGGGCTGGGCAAGCGCGACCTTGTCGTTGTGTTCAGCCTGAACGGCGTCGACTTCCTCGCGGCGATGGTCGCCCAAACGTACTGATGACGGCCTACTGATGAAGCCCTGGAAGCCCCTTCTCGCCACGCTGAACCCCCCTGCGGTCTCGCAGGAGGTGAAGGACGGTATTGCCCGCGCGCTGGACTATCTGCGCGAGCAGGCGACGCCGCGCACGCCCTATCTCTCCTCGACGCTCACGCCCGACGATCCCGCCGTCGATCGTCGCAGCGCCGGCGCCTGGACGGGAACGTGGACCGCTCCGGTCGATCCGCACGCCGACCTGCCCTACACGCCGGTGCAGCTGCGCGGCCCGCTCTTCTTCCCGATCGTGCCGGGCGTGATGGTGGATTTCACCGGCGTCGTCGACGTGCCGTTCTACAGCATGGACGGCTATGCCGGCCGCCACGACAAGGTCGATCCGGAGCATCCCGGCGATCCTGAGCACGACATTCCGCCGGAGTATATCGACGATCCCAGCACCCACTATGCCGACGGCGGCGTGAACTGGGGCCGCACCTTCGTCGTCGGCAGCGTCGATGGCGCGACGCAGTTCATCGCCATGGTGCAGCCGAATGCGACCTGGTCGGCGCGCCTCGCGGATCCGCCGGCGGGCGCGTGGTCGTTCCAGCTCGTGACCTACGCGGTCGAGGCGGACGCGCTGGCCGACACCAATCGTATCGCGGTCGGCCATCCGTGGCTCGAGAGCGAGCGGCCGGGCGACGTGCGCGACTACTATTCCCTCGGCTACACGCCGGGCACGGCGCAGTTCAGCGGCGTGACGATTGCCGATGATTTCGATACCGACGGCACGGTCACCGTTTCCGGGACCGTGGAGGCCTTCACCGCCGATCCCGGGCGGACCTACCAGGTCCTCGTCACCGTCGAGACCGATGTCGAATACGCCTGGGCGCTCGAGCCGGTGAGCGGCGCCGGCGCCTTCTCGATCGAGAAGGAGGTCCCGCTGCGGCAGGAGCTGCCCGACGACGTCGTCCTGGGCGCCGTCAAGCTGCGGCTGGTCGAGCAGGTCGATGGCTGCAGCGTGCGCGTCGTCGGCCAGGTGTGGGCCGAGGAGAACGTCGCGGTCGCGACGGCCTGGCCCGACCTGCGCATCGAATATCGCGCGATCTCCTATTCGATCCCGGCTGTGCCGACGGCGATCGTGCCGGCGCCACTCGACGGCACCTGGTCGGTCGAGCTGCAGCCGCCGGCTGTCGGCCGCGTCTCGCTGGTGGATGTGAACACCAAGCGGATCTACGGCCAGTGGACGATGCCGACGGGCCTGATGCGGTCCTACATCGTGCCGCCCCAGGACGCCGGGCAGAACACGACCAGCGTCTACTACGACGGCTTCATGGACACCTGCTTCCTGTACGACCAGGCGGTGGCGCTGATCGCCTTCCTGCAGGCGGGCGAGCAGGCGCTCGCGGCGCAGCTGGTCGACGCCTTGCTGGCGGTGCAGAACCCCGACGGCAGCTATTCCTTCGCCAACAACCAGGCCGCGCTGGGCGAGCACAACGACGGCTTCATCCGCACCGGCGCGGTCGCCTGGGTCTGCTATGCGTTGCTGCTCGCGTCACAGGCCAGGTACAGCGCGTGGTTCGCGGCCAGCCCGAACGCGGCGGCGCGCGCGACGCTGGATTACATCCTCAGCTACAGGAACGCGATCGGCCTGGTGAAGGGCGGGCGCGGCCAGTACGTCGCCGGCGTGCTCGATCCCTACTATTTGATCCCGTGGTGGAGCACCGAGCACAACATCGACACCTGGTGGTGCCTCGATCTCGCCGCGCGCCTGTTCGATGAGCCGTCGTATGGCGAGGCCGCCGACATCATCAGGGCGAGCCTGCTCAATTACGGTTGGGATGGCGCGGACGGCATCTTCTGGCAAGGCGGCGGCCATGGCGGCGATCCGACGGTCAATGACGGTGCGCACGCGCTCGACACGCATACGTGGGGCGCCGCGCTGCTGGCGCGCTGGGGCCTGCATGAAGCGGCGCAGGTCTCGATCGATCGCGCCTATGCGCACTACTACCTGACCGATCCCGATACAGGCCTGCCGGGCTTCACGACCTTCACGCCCGACGACGGCTATCCGCCGGAGACGGTCGAGACCGTCTGGTACGAGGGCAGCTTCGGCATGGTCGCGGCGCTGCGCCTGCAGAGCCCGTTCAAGGCGAACGCGCTCCTGGAGGCGCTGGTGGCCGGCCAACGCGACGACGGCTCGTATCTCTATGCGCTGCAGACGGACGCGGTGAACGACATCCATCCGTGGCCCTGCATCATCGCGCCGGCCTGGTCGATCCTGGCCTGCTCGGGCGCCGGCACGCCGTATCGCAAAGTGCTGTGGGGGCCGTGATGATCAAAACCAAGATGATGAGCGGCGGCGTTCCTCTCTCCGGCCTCCACCTCGTGTGGCACGAGCTCTGGCCGTTGCTCGAGCCCGCCGTGAAGCGCACGCCCGACAAGCCCGACGTGCTGGCGCGCCTCATCGCGCGCGATGCGCAGCTGTGGGCGGTGTACGAGGACTCGGCTCCGATCGCGGCCATCGTCACGACGATCATGCTCGATGCGTCGATGAAGAAGTGCCGCCTCTGGCTGATCGGCGGCAGCCGCGCCACCGACTGGGCCGGTGATTTTGTTCCTCAAGTCGCGCACTGGGCGCGCGGGCTGGGCTGCACGGCGCTGTGGGCGTCGGGCCGCGAAGGATGGGCGCGTCTCGCGAAGAGATTGGGCTGGGAGAATGTCGGCACGGTTGCCGGCTTCCCGGCCTGGGAAAGGAGCCTCTGATGGGTGGTGGCAATTCTCCGGGTCGTTCGAGCTCGTACCAGACGCAGCAGACGACCAGCACGACCGAGCCGTCGCCGACGGTTCAGCCGATCCTGAAGCAGCTGCTGGGCTACACGCAGAGCTTCCTCAACGCCAATCCGAACGCGCCGGCTTTCTTTGCCGGGCCGACGGTCGCGGCGCCGTCGGATGCGACGCAGGCGGCGCAGCAGGCCTACATCAATGTCGGTAACAACGGCCTCGGCTACGGCATCGATCCGGCGAGCCGCACGCTGGCGGCCGACACGCTCGGCGGCAAGTACCTCGATCTCGCGAGCAACCCGTACTACCAGAGCGCTCTCTCGGCGAGCTTCGCGCCGCAGACCGAGCAGTTCATGAACAGCGTCCTGCCGGGTCTGCGCAGCCAGTTCGCAGGGGCCGGCCGCACCGGCAGCGGCGCGGATTTCGACACCACGATGCGCGCCGTCAAGGACCTCGACCAGGCGCAGGCCAACGCGGCGTCGACGGCCGCCAACCAGGCTTATGGCCAGGAGCGCGCGCTGCAGCAGCAGACGCAGAGCCTGCTGCCGTCGATGCAGGCCATGGACCTCGCGCGCGCCGGCGCATTGGGGCAGGCCGGCCAGTCCAAGGATGCCTACAACCAGGCCCTGATCAACGAGCAGATCGCGCGCGACACCTACAGCAAGACGGCCGACCTCAACTACTGGAGCGACATCGCTTCGCGCGTGCTCGGCATGTATCCGGGCGGCACGACCAGCGGCTCGGGCACGAGCACGGGCTATTCGCAATACACGCCGCCCAGCAACACCTTCGCGAGCCTTCTCGGCACCGGGCTGGGGCTCGCCGGCTCCGCCTACGCCGCCTCCGACAAGCGCCTGAAGACCAACATCAAGCCGGTCGGCAAGCTCAACGACGGGCAGACCGTCTACTCCTATCGCTTCCGCGGCGAGCCGCGCACGGAGATCGGACTGCTGGCCCAGGAGGTCGAGAAGCGACGCCCGGACGCTGTCGCGACCAATCCCAGCGGCTACAAGATGGTCGACTACGCCCGCGCCACGCGCGCGGCCGGATCGCGGCGACGCCAACGCATGGCGCCGGGAGGGCTGCTCTGATGCCGCAGCCCTCCACGATCGATTGGCGGGCGGTGCTGGCCTCGACGCTTGCCAACGTCGGCACTGGCATCGCCAGGGCGGGTGCTGCCGGCCAGCCCTGGTACGCCGGCATCGCACCGGGCGTTGCCCCAGTCCTGGCCGCTGTCCTGCAGAGCAACCCGTACCTCCGGCGCAGTCCGGTGATCCTCAACCTCTCTCCACGCAGGAGCTTTCCATGAACGCAGTTGCAGGCATCCATAAGGACGCGCTGTCGGCCATGGTCGACGGCGAGCAGAAGCAGCTTCAGCTCGACACGTTCGGCCGGCTGATCGTGACCTCGGGCTCGGGCTCGCCGGGTGCTGCCGGCGGCGAGGTCCAGTCGGTGCAAGGCGTGTCGGGCATGATCCCGCTGGAGGTGCGCACAGGCACGCACTACGAGACCGTTGCCGCCTCGCAGACCGACCAGGTCCTGGGCGCGACCGGTGCAACCGGCGACTATCTCTCCGGCCTTCTCGTGGTGCCGGCGACGACCTCGCCCGGCGCCCTCTCGATCAAGGATGGCGCGGGCGGTGCGATCACGGTCTTCACCGGCGGCGCGGGCAGCGTCAGCACGCTGGTGCCGTTCTTCATCCCGCTGGGCGCGAGCTCGACCGGCGGTGCGTGGAAGGTGACGACGGGCGCCAACGTGTCGGCGATCGGCGTCGGACGGTTCACGTGATGTCGCTGCTCGTCGCCCAGCGGGCCGGCAATCCCGCAGCCCTCGGTGCCGCCTTCAGCTGGGACCCGACCCAGCTCGGTGCGCAGCTCGTCGGTTTCCTCGACGCCGAGGACAACACGAAGATCACGACGGTCTCGGGCGCGGTGTCGGCCTTCACCGACAGCGTGAGCGGCGGGACGATCACGCAGGCCACGTCGTCGTCCCGCCCGCTTCTGCAGACCAGCCCGCTCACCGGCCGGCAGGTCGTGCAGGCCGACGGGGTCGACGACAACCTGACCGGCTCGGTGCCGGCGGCATGGCCGCTCAGCGGCGCGACCGAATGGATCTGGATCGGCACGCAGGAGGCGACGGCCGGCGATGGCGTGACGCGCAACGCCGTCGCCGTCGGCAGCGGCACCGCGGCGGTGTCGCAGTTCCTTCTGCGGGTCAGCACCAACAACGTCTTTCGCGCCCAGTGCGGCAACGGAACGACATCGACGTTCGCGCAGGTGCCCTCGTCGAGCCCGGCGACGGGCCGCGTCATCCTGGGCGGCAAGTGGGACGGCTCGACGGTCTACGCCAGCGTCAATGGCGTCTTCGGACCGTCGGCGGCAATCGCACAGGCCACCAACAACACGCGCTTGCGGCTGTTCGCCAACGCCACCAGCACGCCCGGCGGCTTCTGGCAGGGCGGCATGAGCGCGTTCCTCGTGATCAACGGCAACCTCGCGGCGCAGGACTGGAACAACCTCCAGGTCTGGGCATCCAAACGATTGGGGCTGATCTGATGGCGGCGACTCTCTTCCTGCGCTGGAGCGCAGAGGATCAAGCGGCTGCGCAGGCCTACGCCGTCGCGGCGAGCGTCGATTTCATCTACCGGCCGGACGAGGAGCAGGGCCCGTGGACCCGGCGCTGAACAGCATCATCGGCCCGTGGGGCCAGCTCGGCATCGTCGGATCGGTCGTGCTGGCGCTCGGCACGGCGGTCTGGCTGCAGTGGCGGCACATCGTCGATCTCTACGCGGCGCATCTTGCCGATGTGAAGGCCTGCGCCGCGACCAATGCCGATCTGCTGATCAAGAAGACCGAATCGGACAACGCGCTCGCCAATGCGCTGGAGCGGCTGAGCGAGAGGATCAAGCCATGACAGTCGAGACCGACAGGATGCTGGAGGAGGCTGCGCGGCGCGCCGAGCAGCGCAAGAACGACGCGATCGAGAGACTGATGGGCAGGCTCGGCCCGACGGACCGGCTCGAACGCGCCAGGGAGAAGCAAGTGGCAGAGGAGAAAGGCCGATGATCGATCCAAAAATCTTCTTCGACGGCGTGCGCGCCAGATTGTTCGCCGGACGGCTGTCGCAGCAACAGGTCGACGGCATGAACGCCATCCTGGCCGAGTGGGAGAGGCGTCCGCTCGACGATCTGCGCTGGCTCGCCTACATGCTGGCGACGGTCTATTGGGAGACCGCGCATACGATGTGGCCCATCGAGGAGTGGGGCCATGGCGCGGGCTACACCTATGGCTTGCGCGATCCCGTCACCGGCCAGGCCTATTACGGCCGCGGCTTCGTGCAACTCACCTGGAAGCGCAACTACGAGGTCATGGGCCGGCTCCTGAGGGTCGACCTGGTGAGCCATCCCGAGCGCGCGCTCGAGCTGCCGATCGCCACGCAGATCCTGTTCGAAGGCATGCTGCGCGCCGACAGCGGCGTCGGCGACTTCACGGGCCTTGCGCTGGAGGATTGCTTCAACGCGACGATCGAGGACTGGGAGCGGGCGCGCGCCATCATCAACGGCCGCGACCACTACGCCGAGATCGCCGACGTCGGGCACCGGTTCCACGACATCCTCGAGTCGGCGGCGACCTGCAGCCTCGAGGTGGCGGCATGAGCGCGCTGATCGCCCGCTTCGCACCGTGGTCGCTGATCGCGCTTGCGGTGGCGTGCGTCGCCCTCTGGGGCCTGTGGGAACACGCCGCCGCGGTCCAGACCAGGCTCGATGCGGCCAATGCCGTCATCGAGCAGCACGAGCAGGACGCCCGCGAGAATGCCAAGGCGGTCGCCCAGCTCGCCCGCAAGCTCAGCGACACCGAAACCAAGGTCATCACCCAAGTGGAGAAGGTCTATGCCGCACCGATCACGCGCGATTGCGCTCAGTCTCCTGCCATGCGCGCTGCTTCTGACGGCCTGCGACAGCTCTTTCCAGGCGGTCAAGCCGCAGGTCGACGCGAGCCTGCTGCAGCCGTGCGCTGATCCGATCCTGGCGCCGGACGACGGCAGCGACAACGAGATCGCGGCCGAGCGGCTGCGGGTGGCCAAGGCCTACCTCGACTGCAAGGCGCGCCATGCGGCGCTGGCCGACCGCGTGAAGTGACGAGAAGACAAGAGAAGCAGAGACGGAGAGGACGATGGATATCTGTGCCAGCAACTGGAACGAAGCCGACGCCAGCAACAGCGCCGCCGCCCCCGACGGCTGGCCCGAAGGCATGGCCCCGAGCGGCGTCAACGACTCCGGCCGCGCCATGATGGGGGCGCTCAAGCGGTGGTACAACTGGACCATCCCGAAGGCGACGGGCGGGACATCGACAGCGTACACGCTGACCTACGGCGTGGCGCCAAGTGCCTTGGTTGATGGGATGAGCTTCGTAGTGAACTTTCACACCGTTAATGGCACTGGCGCTACGCTCAACGTGAACGGCTTCGGTCTTATTCCTCTTCGGCACTACGCGAATGGAACTTGGTACAATATTCCGCCCGGGTGGATCGGCGCAGATGCGATTCATCGCATTACCTATCATCAGGCCGGCAGTATATTCCGCATTGTCGATGGTGACCTGACCCCCACAGGAGTTTCACTAACATATCGAGGTGGAAATGTGCCGCCAGGTTATCTGTTAGAGGATGGGGCTGCCATCAGCCGATCCGCCTATCCCGCGCTCTTCGCTCAGATCGGCACGACATATGGCGGGGGTGACGGCTCGACGACCTTCAACAAGCCCGATTCAAGGGGGCGTATCGATGTTGGTAGGGACAATATGGGGGGCGCACCGGCCAATCGGATCACCAACTCGGGTTCGAGCATTGATGGTTTGACGCTTGGTGCTTCTGGCGGTAGCCAAACCACAACGGTTAGCATTGCGGTAGGCGGAACGGCTTCTGGCCTGTTGACCGGCTATGCTGTCCAAAATCTTGCATCTCAAGTCGCTGCCGCTGCGAGCGGTGACGGCGCATCGTCAGTTGGCCACGATCATGCTGTCACTGTCACGGGCACGATGGACGTCAATGCCAGCGGCATATCAAACGCCTTTAGCATTGTGCAGCCATCTGTCGTCGCTAATAAGATGATTAGGACTTAGGGGCCCAAATTCATGGTCAGCTTGCTAAGCAGGGACAAATTCAGTGGTGTACTGGGTGCCAGTGGCGAAATGCATGTGTTACGCGCCCTTCCCACTTGCGGTCGCGATCCTGGCCGGGCAGGCTTCAGGCATGTCGGACCATCGAGCCAGGTGGCCACACCGCAGATGGTGGGCAAGCGAAGCGGAACCTTCCGTCGGCATGCTTGCCGCGTTGGCTATCATTGCGCTCGTCGGCCTGTTCGCGGTTGCAACGTCCATACTCGATGCGTTCTTTTAGTCGCCGCGAAATCCCATCGCTAACGGGCCTTCGCGGTGTCGCGGCTCTCTTGGTGGTGATCTCTCACTATTGGATCTGGGCTAAGGTCTCGGACGGCGAGAAGTTGCCCGATACAATCGGGCGTTGGTTTGGTACGTCCACAATCGGCATGGCAATCTTTTTTACGTTGAGCGGCTACGTCATCGCGCTCAACTACAGCCATTGGGACTGGCGGAGGCGACCATTCTTTAATCTGGCACGGCTGTTTGCCTACCGATTCGCCCGGCTATATCCGGCTTTCCTCGCGTTCGTCATCGTTGCCGTTCTTTGGGCGGCACCGCTGCATGATCTGACTGCCAAGAACACCGTCGAGTATCTGTGGCCTCATCTCCTATTGGTTCAGACTTGGCTACCGATGAAGTTCGATGGTGTCTTGCCGTCAGATGGCCGCTTCCATGTCAGCTGGAGTCTCAGTGTCGAATGCGCCCTTTACGTCCTCTTTGCGGCTGGCGCGATCTTGGTGGTGGGCCTGCCGCGCTGGCGCATGAAGTCAGCAACTCTTGGAATTGGTTTCTTCGTCATCACTTGGCTAATGCTCGATCTGATGTGGCGATTCAAGCAGGCCTGGATGCCATCGAATTGGAGCGACGCCGACGCCTTCAGATGGCTCTTCCTCTTCTCGCCCTGTGCCGCCGCCCTTCAGTTCGGCATTGGCGTGGCGGCCTGCCGGCTTTCCGTACTCCCGCAGATTTCAAGATTCGGTGACTTCGCAAGCAACGCCGGCCTCCTCGCCATTATCACCATCCATGCAGCCACGGCGCGCGGGATCATCGCGCCTTCTGGCTTCGACCAAGGGGTATGGGCGGCGCTCGCAACTGGACTGCTGATGGTAGGTGCCTCGGCCGATAGCGTTGCCAACCGCATCCTTTCCGGACGCGCTATCATTTATATTGGGACGATCTCCTATTCGCTCTATCTCTTCCACTTCGTGGCGCCGCCGCTGGCGCTGCATGGGCGCTTCTTTAGTGAATACTCGGCGGCCGCGATGGCAGCGCATGCTGTCAACATCGCAATGTCGCTTGGCTTGGCGATCATCTTCGCCACGGGAGCCTATCAGCTGATCGAAGTTCCCGGCCGGCGCTTCATCAGGAATATGGCAGATCGAGTTCTAGGAATGGCCGTCGATCCGGCTACGGTCAAGCGCGCCGCGACCAGATGA